AGCCTGTATCAAACTGACTCACAGTATGATAACGAGACCACGTTCATCAACCGACAACGGGACCAACTCAAGGACCAGTACGGCTGGATGTGGGACCAGGAAGAAGAAAGTCTGATCCGTGGTGAGTTTGGCAACCTCAAAATCACGGACACAGAGATCACATTCAGGCCCAAACGCTACGCTCCCACGGAGATCTATGTAGCTGCCAAGTGGTACTGCATGTGTACAGAGGACAAGTTCAACACACGTGCGAGGTTTGCATGAACTACAACAAATGGTTCGTCAAATACGCAGGCAAAGCCCGTACAACAGGACGTGCATCAACTGGACATGTCACGGTCAAGGCTATGTCAGCAAACCATGCCATAACCTTGGCAATGGTAGAAATACCTAACACATTGTCTAAAGTACAGATAACTACTGTACAACAGCTTGAGTAACGATCGTGTCAACCAGTGGTACACCAACCCAGGGACGTACATAGCCAAGGCTAAAGAACGTGCACGGCTTGCACTCACAGATCCATCCATCAAACTAACCACCCTAGAACGGAGTTTTTATGACTGTTTCCGCAGATCTCAAGACGAAGCTAGAACAATGCAAAGACATGAAAGAAGTCTTAGTAACGATACTAGATGAGTGCTGGTTTGACTGGCAACAAGAAGAAGCATTGGAATGGGTCGATCAGCACATCAAACACATAAGGTGCGTTGATGAAACCTGATTACTTCACTGCAGGTGGCCTGTGGATCGAGCGCAGGCGAAACCGTGAAGGTCCAGTTGTGACCTATACGATCTGGAAACCCAACACCAGCCGTATATTCACTGACACCAAAGCGGCTCTCAAGTTCATTGCATGGCCCAAAGGTACACCCACCGGAGACAATCTACGTGATTGGTTTGCTTCATTCAGTGACAAGGACGCTAAAGCTAAACCTACAACTGTCAGCAAAGCTGAGATTGTTGCTAAGGGTTTCGGTCCTGAGGCTCATGAAGAACCTAATGACAACACGAAGATGATTACCTAGCATACCAGAGAGGGGTGCAGGACCTCCACCGTTTGGTGGGGGTCTTTTTTTGTGCCGTTCGCACGGCTCACTAGTCGCACCTTCGGT